TGTAATAGCGGTCATGGCAAAAGTTGATGTAGTTCTAGCTTTAGATAGAGTAGAAGCAATATTTAAAGCAGTTGTGTTTGATGTAAAACCAAAATCTGTTACATGAGCAATTACAGGCGAAAGTGTTACAGCAGTAGATCCAATAGACCAAGTTGGAGTTTGTGTAGATAAAGCACCTGTTTGTTGTAGATATCCATAAAACTCGTATTCATAAGTTGAATCAACAGACACAGTAAAACCAAAGGTAGGTGTTGCTGTTCCACCAAAAACGCTTATAGCAGTAGTGGCAACAGGAAAAGAATTGTTTATGTTTGCAGTATTTGTATAAACATAAGTTATAGATGCTTTAGCAGCCAAATCAGTTACAAGATTCGTTACTTGAGATTCAGTAATAGAACCTGAAATTGTTGTTGCAGTTCCCGAAGTAAAGTCAGAAACTTGAGACTTAGTTATAGAGCCAGAAATTGTTGTTACGGTTCCCGAAGTAAAGTCAGAAACTTGAGACTTAGTTATAGAGCCAGAAATTGTTGTTACGGTTCCCGAAGTAAAGTCAGAAACTTGAGACTTAGTTATAGAGCCAGAAATTGAACTAGCATTTCCAGCAGTTGTAGCGTAAAAAGCAGTTCCAGCAGTTAGAGCACTACCAGGACTATAAGTGCTCCAAGCAGGCGCAAGTCCACCACCAAGAGAAACCAATACTTGCCCTGAAGTTCCAGCAGTTCCACGAACAATAAAAGAACTCACAGTTCCACTCATAGTGATAGTTCCAGAAGTGGTAAGAATAGCGGCAGTTGAAGCATTTGTGGCTTGAGCGACAGTTCCTGAAGTAAAATCGCTAACTTGAGATTTAGTTATAGAACCTGAGATTGAAACACTTGTGTTTGAAGTGGTTGCATAAACCGCACTAGAAGCATTAGTTGCCTGGGCGACAGTGCCTGAAGTGAAATCCGATACTTGACTGCGAAGAATACTAAGTGCAGTCTGATCTAAACCTAAGATTGCTGAGCTTGATGTTCCTGTGTTTGTTATTGGCGCAACAACACTGATAACACCTGAAATACCGCTTGTTCCGTTTGTTCCATTAGAACCTGCTGAGCCTGCGGGAATACCAAAGTTAAAGATTGCTGCTGAACTTGTGCCTGTATTAGTTACAGTCGGGAGAGCAGTAGAAGGCAAAACTGTTGTTGTGCCTGCTGTGATAGTTGCTGAAGTTCCGTCAGTTCCGTTAGTTCCATTAGTTCCGTTAGCACCTGCCGAGCCTGAAGGAATACCAAAATTAAATATCGCTGCTGATGTTGTGCCGGTGTTTGTTACAGTCGGGAGAGCAGTAGAAGCAAGACTTGTCGCTGTGCCTGCGGTAATTGTGGCAGCACTACCATTGGTGCCATTAGTTCCGTTAGTTCCGTTTGCACCTGGTATGCCTTGTAAGCCAACAGTAGAAGCAGAAACAGTAACAGGGTTCTCAGTTATAGCAACAGCAACGCTCTGCTCACTAACAGTTACAGCAGTAGTAGATTCAGTTACCGAAACAACTACATCACTCATCTAGTTACATTCCCCGAAACATTGACTGCACCCTGCAATAGGCGTGTTATAGAACCTGCACCCGCAATAAGTTCAAGATCGTAAGCATAAGAACCTGCATCAATAGCAGAAGATTGAGCTGAAGTAATAGCGACAGCAACACTGCCAGCAGTGCCACCCAAAGTAATACCCGAACCAGAAGTCAAATTCAATAGGTAGGCAGTTGAATCGGCAGCTTCACGAACCTGCATACGAGCAGTATATCCAGTCAAATTTAGAGCTGTGCCTGACTGAGTGATAGTAAAAGTTCTATCCCAATCTGCGCCCTGATAAAGGTTGAAATTGTATGTGCCAGGGTTAATCATCGCTTTACCATCTTTCTAAAAACCAAAACCTTGCCTAATAACAGTAACCAAAACAGCAGTAACAACAGCAGTAATTAAAGCAGGAATCCATGCCGAACGATTGCTTTGCTTCTCAAGTTCCCTAATCCTTGTTTCGTGATCGCGTGAAGCATCAAGAATCTGAATACTATTAGCCTTTAAAATTTCGATATCGCGAATAATCTGCAACAACAAACTCTGATTATTAGGCTTCGGCTCAGTCATCAATATTCTCCTAAAACCCTAGTTTACTATCCCTAGAAGGAAGCAATATTTTCAAGAGAAGAAAGACTAAAAGTAATATGATGGCGTTCAGGGTCAGCATTACTATTTATAGCCAAAACTTCATAATATTTATCCACCACCGCGCCTGTGCCTGAAGGTTGAAAACAGACTCTAACAACATCACGCAACTCAACCCCCAAAACCCTATTCTGATTTGCGCTAGACAAAGACTCGATAGCGACAGTAATCTCGCGCGCACGATATTCAGGATATTTGAAAGCACTCAAATAGCCGTTAGCAATAGTTTGCGGCTGCGTTTCAGAAGTAGTCAAATTATCTGTTTGAGTATAGTCACGCAAACCATAACGAGCTATAAGAGCAGTATCTTTAGCAGTCGCAGTAGCGTTCACTCCAACAACCGAAATACTGTTATACAACTGATCGCCACCATAAACGACAGTCAAATCAGTAAAAGGAATACCTGTGCCATTACCGTAAGCTGTGCCTTGAGAGTTTTGGTCAGCAAAAGTATAGATTGTTGGAGCTGCAATAGCGGTAGCAACACTTGAAACTAAACCAGAGAAAGAAGCATAAACAGTGCCAGACCAAGCAACACTATTAACAGTTGAACCAGACACATAAGGCGTTGAAGAAGAAGTATAAGGATTATATGTGCCATCAAAGTAGTTTGGTAAAGCAGTCGCATTTTCAAACTGCCAGCCATCACCATAAAAATAGTTTTGAGTTCCAACACCACCAGATTTGAAACGAACACTCAAACCAACAAAAGCACTACCACCGGTATAAGTGTTAGACACAGTAAATTGTTTGTAAGTCGTTGAAGTGGCAGCAGTAGCGTTAGTGAAAGTGTTAGTTTGTAAAATGTTGCCATAAATGTCTAGCAAATCAACATTCCAGTCAATACCACCCTGAGCACTCAATAAAGCACTACCTTTTAACCAGCAAGAAAAAGTGTAGTCGTAGGCGGAAGTGTTATATGTCGGATTATATTTGTATGGATTTATTTCCCAAAAATACATTTCATAACGATTAAAGTAAGGGTTTATTGAAGCAAAATTAGGTGTTGCTGAACCAAACTTTGGTGAAACTGCTGAACCGCGACCACCCATCATCCAGCCATCAGAACCATAAGGCGCATAAGAATCTTTACCATCCCAAGTAGGAAGAGTCGAAGTAGCTAACCTAGGCCAAACCATCAGATTATTGCGGGTAGTGTTAGTCCACGAAAGATTGCTAAAACTGCGATCCTTGAAATTTAGGTTTCCTGAAGCATCACCATACAAATCGCCAGGCTCTGAGCGTGCCACATTTTGCAGATAAGTCAAAACATTATCGCCTTCAGCGTGAGAATCATCGCCAACAATAGTCTTAAATTGACTACGCTGCATAAAACTACTCATATTATTTTTGTCCATAACATCAAAAATTCTCAAACCAGTATCTTGAACTGAACCTTCACGCCCAGCACTAAATTTGGCGTTAGACACATTAAACATCTGATCTAAAGCAGAAACAGTAGCCTTACCATCTAAACCAGCTTCATCAAAAGTAAAATCCCACGACTGAATATATCCAGTAAATCTTCTAACACTATTTGCCGAAACACGAATTTTACCGCCAGGCTGAACCATCGTATAACCGCCAGTAGTGTAATAAAGAATAGAGCTAGTGTTTAGCGGGTCAAATACTCGAGCATTATTCACAAAAGTTATAGATAGTGTGCCAGCACTAAAATCATCTAACGCCCTAGAAATACCACGATTACTGGAGATGCTTTGCACATACGCCGAAACATCAACATAGCTACTAGAACCAAACTGTATTTCAACAAGATAGGTAGGCAACGCCATTTATCTGCCATACTTACCAGTAGTTAAAACAGAAGGCAACGCACCATTAAGTTTTACATATTTAGCGAGAGCATCAACAACAGCCTTCGGATCAGCATTAGTAACAGTTATATTAATAATGTTAGAATCGATACTTTGTTTAGAAGTTAGAGGCAAGCCGACAAAATCGCCTGAACTGTTATAGCCATTTTTATCTACAAAAATACCATTTACGCTATTTTTAGGAAGCTTTGGAGCAACAATGTTTTTACCTGCATCAGACAATTTTTGACGTTCCTTAGGATCACTAAATCCTGCATCAATCATTTCTAAAGCACCCATTGTTACTGCTAGCGGAATAGCATATCTAACTGCAACATTGACCATTCCATTTTTAGTAAATTTAGTTAGCGCACCACCACCGCCAGAAACAGCATTACCAGCCTGAATCAAGCCAACAGCTTTAGCAAGATTAGCGATAGCACTGCCCGCACTTGCCAACATCATTATTCCTTTTAGAGCAATCAAAGCAGGGAGAGCTTTGATTAGCGTTGAAGCAATGTTTTTGAAACCTTCAATAGCACTACCATTACCGAACAAAGCAAAGAAGTCTTTCACATGACCGAAAGCATCTTTTACAGCATTTTTGATATCTGTAAACATTTTGCTTGCATCACTATTAGGGTCTTGGAAAGAATCAAGAAAATCACTCATCTGATCTATCGGCCCACCAGGCTTGCTAATGTAATCAACAAAATCTGATAGCAAAGGCAAAATGACTGCACCAAGTTTTTCTTTCAGAATGTCCATACTGTTGTTGAACTTCATAAAAGGGTCGGCATTGATTTCAGCCATATCTGCATATTCTTTAGTGAAGTCCCCTAAAACATCTTTAGATTTCTTAAGTTCAGGGAACATGTTTTGTAAAGATTTCGTATTTCCGTCATAGGCCTTAGCCACAGCTTGAGCAATTTTTGTTTGACTTCGACCTGAACCGGCTGCGGCATTAATAGTTATGGTGAGAAGTTTTTGAGCTTCTTTAACATTATGAGTAACATTCGCAAACTTCGCATAAGTCGGTCTTAAATCGTCATCGAGAATTCCCGTTTGTAAACTTAAAGATTCGACAAATTTATCGGACTGCTTAATTTGTGCTTTAGTAGCACCAGCATTTCTAACTAACTGAGTGTTCAACAGTTTTGTTGATTTAGCATCACCCGCAGCAGCTTTAGCAGAATCTAAAAGCAAATCAGTTATCTGAGATATGCCTACACCAATACCGATAGCACCGATAGCACCCTTAAGCCCACTAAACCCACTTTTAGCTTTACGAATACCTGAATCATCAAACTTAGAAAGTAACTTAAGAATTATGGACATTAGTTGAGTTTCCTGTTCACCTTGGCTGCATATCGTTCAAGAATCAATTTTATCTCAGCCTTCACCATAGGCAAACTTTTCTCGGCAGCAGGATAAACAAAATTACTCGCATTTTTAGAACGAAGATGTTTAATCATCTTTTGACCTTGAGTAGTAGTCCTATGAGTTCTACTGCCACCTTTATAGGGATAAGACTTTGTTACAGGATTCAGAACTGCACCTGATCCTTTACCTGCAACATCCGCTAAAGCAGTAGCCGGCGAAGAAACAACAATGCTAACTAAAGAAGTTACAGCAAACTTTTTTGATGCCTTAGTTTTAAAGCTAGGTTTGACTGTATCTGCCTTGACTTCTACACCCCAACCTAAACGACCACGCGTATTAGCGACAGGCCTAACACTAGAGATAAAAGGGTTTACTTTAGGGATAGCGGATTTGATTGCAGAAATAGTAGGTTTAGCAGCAAACTTTACTTCTCTAACCAAAACTTTTTTCATACCAGGTTCAAGCGCTTCAAGAGCCTTAACTATTTCTTTAGCGTTATAGACGATATCGCTAGCCATTACTGCCCCTTTGATGTTTCAAAGCAAACAACATAGTATTTAGCATCCGATCTGATTCTTGAAGCAAAACTGATGGCGCAATACCTGTCGCAACCGCAAGATTAGCAATCAACCAATGCTGAGAATCAACACCAAGTGAGCTTAGTCTTTTGGGTCTGCAACCTGCACATCGCCAACAAGGTCAATCCATCCATCAAAACCTTCACCAGTTTTCTTTAGCCTAGTTACAGCAAGCCAAGCAAGATAGAGCAGGTGAGTAACTTTTTCTAGTTTGTCCACACCAATATCAAAATAGGATTCCCATTTAACGATATCGCCGGCAGAACATTTGACTTCCTGAGAAGTGCCATCAATAAAATTGATTGTAAGAGTTATCTGATTCATACAATAACCCTAACCTATTTGTTACGCTACTGCGCGAGTAACAGTTCCATTTGTCGGCCAAGTTACAGAGAAGGTAGAGAGATCTCCGATTTGACCTGAAACAGGCGTTAAGTCATTTACAAGGCATACCGCAGAATAGCTTGGGTTTGCGCTTGAAACAGCCGAAGTAGTCGGCTTAATAACAACTGTTGCGCTAGTGCCTAGAAGCGGAAACAAAACCGCATCAACAGTAGAAGGAGCATAATCCTGATTAAACTGAAGAGTTAGAGAACCTTCTTTTAGACCTGCAACACGCGTTACATAAGTTGAACCAAAAGCAGTGGTAGTGATGTCGTTAGCCGAAACCTTGAGCTCTACCTGTGTAAGGTATGAAGCCAAAGCAGTTGATCCGTTGATGCTAACGCTAAAGTCTGTTGCGACAAAGATTGCCATTTATTATCCTTAACTTGCGAACACTTGAACCGAGAACTCG